ATTTAAATCAAATTTTAAAAACTATAGGCGGAATAGGTAATTTAATTCCTGGTATAGGTTCATTAATTAGATCATTTAAATAATGGAAAAATTTATAGAGTTTATTCAAGAGTCTATTAAAACCATAGAGAATATGGAATTAGAAGACCAACAAAAAGCCCTAGTAGCATCTAGGTTGGATAGTATTTGTGGATTACTTCAAATAACAATGTTTCACTTAAAACAAAACGAAAATGAGAAATCGTAGAGGTTACAGAGGACGTAAGTCCTACGGTCGTAAAGGTTACGGCAAGAGATCTAAAGTATCACGTACTTATTACATGTCACGCGGAGGTATCCGTTTATAATTATGGCTAAAAATATTTTTAATTCGATCCAATTAAAGAAGCCTAAAAAAAACTTCTTTGATTTAACACATGATGTTAAATTGTCTGCTGCTATGGGACAATTAACTCCTATATTAACTTTGGAAGTAGTTCCAGGTGATTCAATTGAATTAGGATGTGAAAGTATAGTTAGGTTTGCACCAATGGTAGCGCCTGTTATGCATCGTATGGATGTGTCTATGCATTATTTCTTTGTACCTAATAGAATATTATGGGATAATTGGGAGAAATTTATTACTAATAATGGTCCTAATGGAACTGGTCCAGATCTTGTCGCTCCCTATATTGAATTAGCAGATTCTCCTTTCTTTACTCCTGAAAGAAAGGCTTTTCTAGACTATATGGGTTTACCTCCTGTTCCATCTGGAACAGTGGGATCTACAAATATTTCAGCTTTGCCTTTTGCTGCATATCAAGCTGTTTATAATGAGTATTACCGAGATCAAAACTTAATTGCTCCAGTAGATTATAAATTGGTAGATGGATTTCAAACAGCAGTTAAAGGTTCTGCCTTTACTGCAGGATTAATAACATTACGTAATAGAGCTTGGGAACATGATTATTTTACATCATCTTTACCTTTTGCACAAAAAGGTGCTGCTGTAGATATTCCTTTAGGAACTATTAACGCTAATGCTGAAATTTATTATGATGCGAGTTATGCAAATATTATGTCAGGTTCTCCTGATAATGTTTATTTACCTGGTATTCCTTCAAGTACCACATCATCTCCCATGTATGCTAAAACTGATGAGTTAAATGTTGAACCAACAACTATTAATGATTTACGTAGAGCTTTTAGATTACAAGAATGGTTAGAAAAAAATGCAAGAGGAGGTACACGATACATTGAAAGTATTCTTTCGCATTTTGGTGTGAAATCTTCAGATTCACGTTTACAGCGACCTGAATATATTACAGGTGTTAAAACTCCAGTAGTTATTTCTGAAGTATTGAATACTTCAGGTACTGTAGATCAATTACCTCAAGGTAATATGGCTGGTCATGGTATTGCTGTTTCATCAGGTAAGTCGGGTTCATATTATGCTGAAGAACACGGATATATTATTGGTGTTATGTCTATAATGCCTAAAACAGCATACCAACAAGGTATACCTCGTACATATTCAAAATTAGATCCATTAGATTATTATTGGCCATCGTTTGCTAATATTGGTGAACAAGAAGTTAAAGTACAAGAATTATATGCATATACTGCTAACAAAGAAGATACATTTGGTTATGTTCCTAGATATGCTGAATATAAATTTATGCCATCACGTGTTGCTGGTGATTTTAGAACATCATTAGACTATTGGCATTTAGGTAGAATATTTTATTCAGAACCTACATTAAGTCAAGAGTTTGTTGAATGTACTCCTAGTCAAACTGATCGTATATTTGCTGTTACTGATCCTGATGCACAGAAGTTATATTGTCATGTATTAAATAAGATTAAAGCTGTGCGCCCTATGCCTAAATACGGTACACCTACTATTTAATGTCATCTCGGTGTATTACTCCGTTTCAAGTTAGAGATAAAATTACTAATCAATGGATGGCGCTTCCTTGTGGTAAATGTCCTAATTGTATGAAACGGAGAACATCGGGCTGGTCTTTTAGATTGATGAAAGAGGGCGAGCGCTCTGAAACTGCTCTATTTGTTACATTAACTTATGATACTAAATACGTACCTCTAACTAAGAATGGATATATGACTCTAAATAAAAGGGACATCCAAACTTATATGAAACGTTTACGGAAATTATCCGATACAAAATTAAAGTATTATGTTTGTGGTGAATATGGTTCTAAACGAGACCGCCCTCATTATCATATGATAATATTTAATGCTAATGCTGAAAAAGTCGAACGAGCTTGGAGCGAATACAAAGCTGGTTGTGGGTATGTGCCTTTTGGTTCTATATATATTGGCGAAGTTAATGAAGCTTCTATAGGATATACTTTAAAGTATATGCAAAAACCTGGTAAAATACCTAAACATCAAAATGATGATAGACAAAAAGAATTTAGTTTAATGTCTAAAGGTATAGGTCAAAATTATATTTCGGATGCTATGATTAAATGGCATAAAAACGATTTAGTTAATCGTATGTATGTTCCTATTAAAGATGGCAAAAAAATTGCTATGCCTCGTTATTATAAAGACAAAATGTATAATGAAACGCAAAAGTTATTAATAAATAATCATCTTAAAATACTAATGTCCGATGAAGCTATTAAAGCTGAATTAGAATTAATTAATGAATTTGGTAAATATGCTGATACAGTATTAGTAGAAAGACATAAAAATTCATTTAAAAAAATGTATAAAAATTCACAACTCG